CCGTCGCTGCCGTATTTCTCTGCGTATGTCGTTGGAATATAGTTATCCCATGGAATGTTAACCTTTATCCGCGTCTCCTTAAGGGGCGGCAGATCAGGTATTCTCAAGCTCTCGCCGCGCTTTTTAAGCTTTTGCTGCTCGAGGTGGAGCAACACGTTCGGAACAATGATAATTCCGGCGGCAACGACTAACAAGATCTTTGTACTTTTCAGCATGTCGTCCTCCTTAAGACGAAAAATAAAGGGCTCCCCCGAGCCACTATTACTCTGGCAGTCCGTCGCTGCCGTACATCTCTAGAACTGTCGGATAATCATCGGGGACTTGAATCGGTTTACGATTCGTTTCCTCTTTGATCGCGAGCGCGACAGCCCCGGCAAAGCCGGCCGCCCCGATAACGAACATCGACTTGATGATGTTGTGAACAAGCGGGTTGTCCGGGTCCGTTGTCGTCATAAACTTCACAAATGCACGCAACATGTCGTCCTCCTTAAGACGAAAAATAAATGAGAGGTGTGCCTTCCATTGGCACTTTCATCATATACTGTTTCATACTCCTCTCATTACACAACTTGTGAATTTCGTGGGTTTATGGGTATGCTCTCCTATTACTAATTCCACCAAATATAAGACCTACGTCTGTTGCTTTCCCATTAACAACAAGAGGCGTAAAACTACAGTCTTGCGGGTATGGTATCCTTGGAGAAAAGCCATATAGCGTGTCTATTCGTGCGTCTTTAGACAACTCGTTCATCCAAGTGGTAAATATAGATGTTGAGAAGCAGCCCTGCCAGCCGATCTCGGTAACGTGCACCCGCTTACTATTCTGTCCCGTAGGGGCCATATAGAAACTATAGAAGCGGTTAAGCCGTTCGGACGGATCGTCAAGTGCGTATGGGTACAGATGAAGACTGGGCTCGAGTTTATCTGGATCGCCGCCCTCTGAAATATAGCCTTCATAGAAGTCTAAAGAGAGTTGGCCGTAGTCCTCGGCGCTGTAAGCCGGCCCAATTAACGTAATGTCTGGGTTGCAGGCCAACATATCAAGCGCCATTTGAACTACCTGACCAGTAGAAGCATTGCATTGCTCTGTCAAGTCACACTCGTTAGCGAATATGACATCGCCATGGTATTCCATCGAGCAGAATGCCGGCACATACTGTGGCGAATAGACGAAAGGAACAAAATCCCCGGCTTTAGAGCCATATAGACTCCAATTGTGCCAGGGATAATTTCCACTTAATCCAAGCGCTTTAGCGTGAATATCAACATTATTGTTGAGTTGGCCGTCTTTCCAAGCACCATAAGCTAATCCAAAGCGAACGCCATCCTTCTGAACCAATGGTAAATATAACTGTTCTTTATACTTCTTCGTCGGACCAATGAAATCGGATGGCAGTTCTGTCGGAAATTCCATTTGCTCTGAGACTTCCGGCTCTTGCCGGCTACATCTAGTGATTGGTAGAAGCAACGCTAAGAATATAACAAGCAGCAAGATAGTTATTAGTCTACTTTTGTGCTTCATAGAGGCGATCCTCCACCTTATCTAAGGTCAATAGCATCATTAAATTCATTGACGCTATAGCATACTTTCCTCCGTCAGTTCCAAAAAATCGTCTAGGAATTCTAAATTTCCTAGTTTCTTTGATGGTCTTCTTGCTCTTGTTTACTGTTTTAGCAGATAAAATAACGGTGACGAAGCTATTACACGGTAATGGCTTCCCAGGGACAATATCAGAACTAAATTCCCATTCCATTGTCTTCTCCTATTGGTTTGTCTAGTGGCCAAGTCGGCCAAAGATATTGCAATCTGCCCAATCTGTCATACTGCTGCCAGATGAAATAATTGAGCGGATAATCTAATCTTAAACTTTCTGTCGATTCTTTCCTTTCTATCTCTCTTATGCCCTCGCGTTTAAAGATGGCCGCAATGCTATGATCAAGCATTAAATATACAAACTCTTCCCGTTCTTCCGCTTCGCAAAGACTATAAACGGAATCGCCGTTCTCAAAATAAAGAATTGTTACCATTTCGTTTACTCCTTTTTCTTGAAAATTTTACTCCGGGGAAATTTTTGGCAAAAAAAATATAATTCTTTGCTATGTTCGCCTCTGGCTTTGGACTATAGTCAACTATCCCATTGCTGGGGCAAGTCGGGTTCCTTTGGGGAACCGCTACGATGCACTATAGGCTTCTCTTTCCCACCTAGGCTCTGCTAGGCTACATAGCGGATTACAATTAATCCTTCTATATAGAGGCTTGTGAATTCCGTGGAAAAAAGTATAAGTCGCCGTGACTTATACTTAATCCAGGTTGCCACCAAGTGTATTTAGTTATCAGACTAGGCAACGATAGTCTTGACTTGTTTCCATAGATAGCTCACACCTAAGTGCAGCACTTTGATGCCTACTATCGCCAGAATCAAGCCTAAGATTAACGTAATCATAGTTTTCTCCTTATAATTGAGTGGCTTATTCCTCTCATTATAGGAGCTGTGAAATCCGCGGAAAAATATAAGGGCTTGCGCCCTTATACTTACTTTCCGGATTCCTTTTTCTCGGAAAGGATTACATTCATTTCTTTGCAGCGGGTTTCGGCTTCCTGATACTCGTCGTATACGAATACGGGATACCATGAACCAAACAGCGGTACAAGATTAGCGTACTGCTTAGTTCGGGCCTCTGGTATACTCATAACGATAAACAAACGTTCATCAGGAAGAACATTATAGTCCGTAACTACATAGTGTTTCATTGTATTTTCCTTTTGTTAATTGGGTTAATCCTTTCACTATAGAGGCTGTGAAATCCGCGAAAAAGCTAAGAGCCGTTGTGGCTCTTGCTTATTGGGTATGCTATTTTCTCCTTAATCCTCACTGGATATTACTGCGCTAAGTATAGCTAGGCTCACGATAACAGCCATAATACCAGCGAATATTGCGACTTCTTTCACAGCATTAAAAGCTTTCCTACGAACGACTTCTTTTTTCATTTCGTTCATAAGATGATCTTTTTGTTCCTGCGATAATCTTTGCCACAATGCTTCGCGTACGTATTCATTAGCTGGATCCATGACCCATTCGTACACCTCTTCACGAGTTTTATCTTTTTTCGGGATGAAATTTAACATTGTATTACCTCCTAATATAGGAGCTGTGAAATCCGCGGAAAAAATATAAGGGCTTGCGCCCCTATACTTCTTGTCTCATTGGAGACTTGATATTAATGCCCGCAATTCTACGATCGCCATCATTGGGATTCTTGCGAATTTCGTCATAAACGGCTCTTTGCGGATTGCGGCGTAGGCAATATACCTTATGTGCGTTATCGGTATTTCTTCTCCTCGCTCATTGCGATTATTGAAATAATTCGATAATGCCCACAGTGCATAGCGCCGTTCGTCCGACTCCAACTCTGCCGTCAATAAGACGTTCGCAATTTTTACCAATGCGGGTGTCAAATCAGTGGGTTGTTTCATTTCAAAACCTCCTATGGTTCTCATTATAGAGGCTGTGAATTTCGCGAAAAAATATAATTGCTTGTGAGGGCAGACCAATCTAATTTAGCTCTTCTCGTCGAACAGTCTTCCGCCAGAACGTCTCTGAGCGTCTTCTACGATTTCGGTCAGCGTTTCCGTGCTCAAGCTTAAGCAGCCTTTCAAATCTGAAATGGCGTCTTCTTTGCTTAATGCCGGACTGTATGGTTGATCCGCTTCGTTTGTCATCCACTCGGTTAAGTGTTCTACTAGTGACTTTAACATTAGGTTTCTCCTTTAGCGGGTCTGCCCTCATATACCACCTTGTGAATCCTGACGAAAAAATATGAGCAGCTGTGATAGCTGCCCATACTTCTTTTCTGAATTCGTCCGAATCGTCAGGTCCTCTTAATGAGAGACATAGCGCGACTCGTCACGACGCCCATAACCTCGAACTTCGTGATGAGCAAGCCGATTCCGACATTACTGACCATGCCCCAGAACGCGGGATTAGTCAAGACCTTATAGATCAACGATACTTTCTCTTCCCCTTTCGGGTAGAGCTCGTCTCGAATAGCTATCAGGGCCTTGATGTTCCCTAATTCTGTTTCACGCTCCTTAATATTCGTGATTCGACTTAGCTCAACAATCCGTTGGGCTATTTCATCGTTTAAAAGTTGTTCACTTACTTCGTCCATTAGTTTCTCCTTTACTTACGGGCGAATCCTTCCTATAAAGGAAGCTGTGAAAATCGTTAATCCTCGATGTCTAGCTCGTCCCCCATCTCGGATATGATTTCATAATCTCTTAGAAGCTTTTCATACTTCTCGCATTTAGCCTCTAAAGCCGCTATCCTTTCAGTAAGACGCTCGACAAGAGCCTCTAATCGTTGAACTAATGTAGAATATGACGCCCCAATCGCCTCGGTAGCGCTTGCTTCGTCGCGGGTAGCGGCAGCTTTGTTACTTCGTCTCGCGGCTACTATGCCAAATATAACTTGGAAGAAGCCGAAGATAGCAACTATTAAGAGCGTTGGGTCGATCTGTTCCATGGCATCCTTTCCCTGAGGGCTGGCCACAATACCACTAGCTGATAAGCCAACTCTGATAAGATTAGAATTTGTAAGGCTAACCGGGCCGTAGCTCGCCAAACAAATATATCATGTAGTTCTATAACATGTCCGAATAGTAGAAAAACTCCTCCGAAGAACCCCCAATTCAAGGCTCTTAGGAGAATTCTATCATGGCGTATAGGCTTACTATAATATATAGGATCGATTGGTATGGCTAATTGTACTAAATAAGTAAGCGCCATAAGAAAAGCAAGAATCGCTGTAATTAGGCTAGACGCGTCACTAAGTATCCAGCTAACGAATATGTCGTGGTTTATCATAGTATCACTACATCTCTGCATCCCACGCAACATTAGATAGCACAAACTGATACAAATTGCCTACTGTAAGAACTGCTGATCCGATTGTTATATCAAATGTTGGTCGTATTCTTGGGTTTGGAATGAAAAGTGTCTGAGTATAATAACTATCATCGACATCTGTTATGGTATAAGGGGTTGCTCCAACATACACGCTCCCACTTCCGTAAACTGCTGTTGGAATTTTCCATTTTGGAATGAGATGATTTTCACCCCAATATGTTAGTTCTGTCGTACTTGTTGCTATAGCTATTCCTCGATACTGCTCATCATACTTTTCATAATATCTGCGACACGTTTCAAGAGCTTTTTGATATGGGGTTCTTTCAAAAATGGAAGCAAATGATCCAACTTCTAGTTGAACATCCATAATTTTGAAATCATTTCCAATTGTAGCCGTTAAATTGGTTTGACCATATGCTCTTTTGTTTGTTGTTACCGCACCCCAAGCAGTTTGTAATGAACCACCGCCTGTAAAATTGCTTCCTGCGGAAAGCCAGAAATATAAATACATTCCTCCGCTTTCTTTATTTACATAATCCCAAACGGTGCTAGTTTCGGGAGGAATAGTAATTTCTACATCTTGCCAAACGTTTGGTGTAGCAACAGTTACCGGAAAACTGATACTCATTCCATCAGCCAAATAGGCCTCAACAATAAAAGTTCCGGTGATTGAGGTATTAATTTTAAATGTTAAAGTTAATTCTTGACAATCAGTCTGTCCTCTTTTCCATCCAAATAATCGCTCCGTCTCTATTACCTGAACAAGTCTAGTATAATCCGCGGCAGATGGGGTCTCAGCCGAACCTTGAAGCGTAACCCACATATATGGGTTAGAATCCATATATGGCATATCGTCAGGATCTTTAAAGATCTGCCATTGTCCATTATTTAAAGTGTCTATTGCCCAGCGATCGGCAGCAACATATTGTCTATTTGCATCGGAAACTATTCCAGTAGCGTTAGTTGAGCGTTGCCAGATCTGAAAATCTCCATTAATTAGAATGTTTCTAGGCATATACCGATCACGAATATCAGCAAGCTCAAGTAAAGCGTCACCATTATCTAACGCCGCAATATCTGCCTCTTTTCCAGCTAGCCAGACAGCAAATTCATTATCCCATTGATTTAATAGATCAGTAATATCTATCTGATCTATCAAACCAGTAGCAAATGGGCAAGACGTTGTTCCAACATAATTTGTTATATCCCCAGCACTGATTGTTGTTGCGTTTGCTGCAATATCAACTGCCGCAATTTTGATCTGAAGGTGGTCTTCCGTATCTATAAGAGCGGGTTGCGTTGGACTGCCAGAAGGAGTTCCTGCAACTATTTTTATAGTATTGTCTCTAACAGATAGGGATTTATCAAAATCCAAAACAACAAGATCTATTCTATCGTAAGTTGGATGTGCTGTATCATGAACAAGAAAATAATCAGCACTATTTGTAAGCCAAGATTTTAGAAACCACGCTCGACCACTTCCAATAGCGATTTGTAAACCGGTCGAAGGAGAAACTATAAATGAATCTCCTATAGTGCTTAAAACACCTTCCGCCATAATCCCATCAAGAAATTCGTTGAAATCTTCAGCGTCATAAACCCTGTCGCCGGCATCTGAATTGAAAAAGCCACTTGTAACGGCCATAGTTTACACTCCTTTATTTAAATAAAATCGAAAGCCACATAGATTTTTACACCATCTGTGGAATATGATCGAACAAGCTCAACTATTCGAGCCGCTACGTTTTTATTCTCTAGCACACATTGCACAACATCGCCCATATAGAAGTCGATACCGTACTTAAAGTTACCCTCGATGTCAAAATCGCCCTCAAAATATCCAACTAGTCGGTTATTATCAAGTACTTCTTGTCCTCTTGTAGTAATGATTCCGGCTACTTCGGCATCACTGAGTGGCGTCTCTACTTCTTCTGGTAAACTCCAATTAACTTTTAGTTCTGGAGTTACGCTAATACCTTCACAGGCCAATACGTCATAACCAGATATCCCCATTACAGGATAATCAGATGGATCTGGTGGGGGCTCTGGCTCTGGCCTAGATATGGTTTTTTCAGTCCGCTTTATGGCCGTCTCAAGAACAGTCTCATAACGATCCAATCCAGAGGGTTCGGTATCTTCCCAGACATATACTTTGCCAAGAGCTGAAGAATTCTCTTCTTCGCCATACTGATTGGTTAACGTAGTCGAAACTAACACAATATTAACTCTATCTTTTTGAGATTCGTAGAAAGAACTACTAACCACATTGTCAAAGTTATCTGAGAATATAACATAGTTGTTTTCGCTTTGACCAACCGACCTATCTACTCCCTCATACAATGAGAAAGCTAGCTTGTTGTTCTCCAATTCAAAAATATAACCAAGAGATCCGTATACACAGATCTTTTCGATGATGTTTAGAATTGGCTCAAGCAGTAGCTTATCCTCGAATATGACATCAATGGATGGTGTCGGGAACGTTGTTTTGAGTATGCTCATGTTACGCTTAGTATTCGAGGCGTTGGTAAAGTTCATCGACATGAGAGAATATGCTATGGATTCAGCATAATCGTTGACGTGAAAAGAGAATTGGAGAACTCTTCGTATTAGTAGTGATTCTGCAGAACGACCTTTGACCAGTAGTGAAGATTTCTCTTCTGTTGTGGATGGCTTCAAGTCCTCTATAATCATTAGTCGTTTGGACGACCGAATATAAAGAAACATTCCAAAAGTCACTAACGGATTTGAAACATACTCTAATGGAAGATCTAATTCAAACTCTCCTAGTTCATTATAGCGCTCGGTCCAGATGAGAGAAAAATAATCCTCGATTATTCCTGTCATCTTGAGATTGCTTGGATCTATAATATAAACCGGAGTGTCTCCTGCGGGAGGCTGACCGATGTATGGGTATGTTTTAATTGGCGTATGGACAACTTCTACGGTTCCATCGTCCACATCTGGTGTTACGGATATGGAATTCGCTGTTAAAGGATAGACAACATCTGCAATTTCAGAAAAGGCTCGACCAGCACCATGATTATAAAGGTAATTTCTTTCTTCCTCAGAAAGCACTTTCTTATAGAGGAAGGCTTCATCAACAATACCGTCAAAGCATCTATCTATCTGATCAAGATTGCCTATTCTGAATTTAGCAGAAGACACCACTGGTGTTGTTACATCACCATAATCATGTATAATCGGACCGTTATCAATCTGAATATATGATCTCGAAGCGGAGGCGTCATGCCATACAAGTATGAAATGCCATTCTCCAACGGTTATTGGATAGTCTGGAGTGAAAGCATTAACTGCTCCACCAGAACCAGAGCCCATCATAAAGTACAGTCGTCCCGTTGTTCCGCTTAGGAATATGTCATAATCGTAATTAGAGTTATCAGTTCTTTTACTAATAATTCTTTGATTATTTTGAAACGACTCAACCTTAACCCAACAACCTATTGTAATATCTATGTCACCAGCTTGAAGACTTGCGTTGCTTGCTATCCCAACGTCTTGCGTGAGGGTGGATTCAAGATCTACACCATAGCCTTGAATCGCACTGCTTCTTCCCGGGGACCCAACTACTTGGTCCAGATGATTTGATCCTCTAGAATCGTATCTAGTTCCACTAGCTTCCTCGAGTTCCCACCAGGATATGAGTTGATCTTTGGTTGGGTCAGTCTCTATACTAACTTCTGAGAAAGCTCGGCCAGCGCCAGAGTTATAAAGCCAGCTAATTTCGGTTGATGTTAGAACTCGATCCGTCCATAACGAGACCTCATCAATCAAACCATCAAAAGTGACGGGAGCTCCCTGACCATAGCCAATTGAAAATGGGGCAGTACTAAGTGTGTTTTGTATACCCGTTCCCCAATTAGTAGTGTCATTAACTGTATTAATATAGATGTTTGCCACTCCGGTTGAGGGATCATATGTTGCTACAATATGATACCATGGCCCGTTCGAAAGAGCTCCAAAAGTGGTTGCTGATAAGCTATGATTACTAGTTCCATCGTTAGTGTAAAATACAACTGAGCCACTATTATGAACAATTTGGTATTCACGATCGCTACCACCGTCTATCCATTTAGTAATGAATCGAGAGGCAGTAGGAACACTTGCCAAATATGTCCAAAAAGCAATAGTAAAAGCTTTAGGACTTCCATTAAAAGTACCAATACTTAGTGAATTGTTATCAGAGATAGTCAAATATTGACTGCTTGCTGGTATAAAGCGTGCTGATGGAGTCGGTTTACCAGAACCCCAACTCCCAACGCCATTGATACTGGTAAGATTGTTAAAACCTTTGGAATCATACCTCGTTCCGGAGGATTCACTCATTGACCACCAGGATACCAGTCCTGCTATTCCTGGATTGCTCATGGTTTACACTCCTTCGCGAAGGGCCCGGTACGTAAGATACGTTTCTATGTTATCTAGTCCAGTCGTCGCGTTTACTATTATTGTATTAGTTCCTGGCTTAAGCTGTAGCCAGTCATCATTAAGGCCGACGTAATTGATCATGTTCGTCCAGACAGCATCTCTAACGAACCAGATGCTCTTTTCGCCGACACGAGTATTGATGAAGATTTGATCGCCCGCTTCGGTTGGCCCAACATCGCTAACATCAATTGTCATTTGTTGAGCCCCGTTGACATTCGTCAGGACGATCTCCGTCGCCGCATCTGTGAACTCTAGAACAATATCCATTCCAGTCTCAACTTGTCCGGCATAATATACATAGCCCGTTGGAAGAGCTGTAACTAAGCCAAAGATAAGTGTTTTAACTGTAAGTGATTCATTCGACCAAGGGAATTGGAAGTTCGGTACGGCGAAATCGGAAGAAATGATCACCTCCTTAAGCAATACGTCTATAAAGTATGGATTCGAGCAATAAAGAGATATAACAGCATTCTCAACCTTAGCGAATTGGTTGAACTCATTATTCTCTACAATGGCTCCTGTATAGACATCTTTGTCATCGGTTGTTATACCAAAAACTATCTGCTTTTTTACTGGAAAATACTCATAGATTTTATTCTTCGCCACCTCCTCGGCATCGCCTGTAGCCGTTATAGCTAGGGTTATCGTCATATGTCGTGCGTCCAACCGGGCAGAGTTCACTCGAACACCATCAAAGTTGGGCCCGCCTTGGCCATTAATAGTAGCTTTAGCGGGGCCCAACCCTGTGATGTTAAATATGACGATATCGTGATCTTGCTCTGATTCCGTCAAACTTAATTGGAGAACTTTACCGGCTGGGTTTTGAGCCCATACCGTTTTAATCATTGTCCGAATGCCCTTCTTGAACGAGACGCTACCAAAGTTCTAGTTTGCCGATAGATGGTGGCATTATCTAGCGCTTTGGGCGAGTTGATTGTTTGAATAAAGGTGACGCCAGAGGACTCATCAGTTATTCCTTGAGAGGCTCTTCTAGATGCGTCCCCAGTCTCTTGCCCATCAGATCCAAATATAACATCCCTGAAAAGCGAATCAGCAAGCCGAGCACCTTCAGAAACATTATCTAAGTCGACAACAGGTGTTATTACTGGCGATAGTTCCCACTCGTTCTCAATGGCTTCTGCAAAAGCCCGTTCGAACGGATTCAACTCATCAACAGCTGCGTCTGTTAGTGCTAACATAGCTGATCTAACTTCCCTTTGACCATCGACTAGAGCATTAAATAAGCCGGCCACAGCCATTTGACCAACGTAATAAGTAGCTCTTGATGGGGAATCCATTAAGAAACCAAGACCAAGCGCATCCAGAGCGGCTCGAGCAAGATCAAGAACTGCTTGTTTGATCGTCCCCGCTCCGGCGGTTATTCCTTGCGCCATGCCCTCGATAAGATGGCCAGCTATTGCTAAACCCTTCTCAACTATCAACGGAGTGTATTCTACCACCGCATTATCGATGGCAGTTAGCCACTCTAAAAGAAGATCGAAAGCAGAAGTAACTAGGTCTGGTATGCCTTCCTTAAGTCCATTAATGAACTCTGTTAAGACACCTAAACCAGTTGTTACTATTTCAGCAATATTATCCTCTATACCATGAAGAAAGGCCAAAAGAATATCGTACCCAGATTGAATGATCTCCGGAAGCTTTTCTGCTATGGCGCTAAGTATTTCACTAACCATAGTAAGTGCTGCTTCCACGATCGCTGGAATGGTTTCAGTGAAACCAGTAACCATGTTAAGAATGATTGTCTTAAAAGCTTCCTTAAGTTCTGGAGCTTTTTCAGCAATCATTGTAACGAAGTTTGTTAATCCTTCGGCCAGGGCAGTCGCAATTTTAGGTATGACCTCTGCGATAGCAAGGCCTATAAGACCAATAACACCAGCAACCGCTGCGCCTGACGCAGCAAGAGCAACTAGTCCTGTTGCGGCCAAGAATACACCAACGCCAAGCAGAGCAGCTCCAATGCCAATTAAGAGCAAAGCCGCCCCAAGAGCAAGTAGAACTGGAACTAGAGGCGTCAATATAAGCGCCGCGAGACCAAGAACAATGAAAACACCAGCTATGGCAAGCAGTGCTATGCCAAGCTCAGCCAAACTTAATGTGGATAAAAGTTTAAGCGCTCCAGCTATAGCAATTAAAGCAACGCTCATTATTATCATAGCTATTGCGCCGCCAATAGAGCCGGTCATTAAGTTCGCCGCAGCCACTAATATAAGTAGAGCTGCGCCCATTCCGAGCAATCCGTTTATTAGCTCGTCTTGATTCATGCTTCCTAACGTTTTAATAGTTACGCTCAGAAGAAGTAAAGCGGCAGCCATTATCGTAATAGCTGTGGCGGTCTTGAACATGCCTTCCGGTTTAACTAATTGCGAGAAAGCAGCGAAACCGCCCAGAGCAACGCCAACAGTAAAGAGGCCTTGTTCAATAACTGCGGGATCCATCTTGCCAAAGTTTTCTACAGCCTTGGCGAGGACTATTAAACCAATAGCCATGTCACCAATAGCTAATGAGGTAGCTATTAAGCCTTTATCCCCAACGCGATTTAGCGCGAATAGAGTGCCAATTAATATACCTAATGTGACCGCAACTCCTTGAACCCCCTGTGCTAGCACATCAGGCTTCATAGCACCGAATTGATTAATAGCAACCCCAAGGATAATAAGAGCAACCGCAAGACCAGTTAACGCAGCCACTGCCTTAAGAGAACTATTGCTCTTTCCAAGCACAACAATACTGCTAACTAGACCCGTTAACCCCAAACCCATCGCTTCTAAAGATTGAGTAATTTGTTTGGGATCGATATCAGATATCATTCCTAATGCTACTGCAGCTATAGCAAGAGCGATTGCTATACCAACGATAGCTACAGCAGCTCCCGCCGCTTTTCTTACATCGATCTTACTCATTATTGCTGTGCTACCAAATAATGTGGCCAACATAGAAACTATTGCAACTGTAACTATGCCTAGTTTTTCTGAGTCAACCCACGTTAATAGTAGAATAGCACCAGCAAATATAGCAATTGCTATGGCGATCTTCTGCAATGTATCAGCTTTAATGTTTGTTTGATAGGACGTCAGAACACCCTGGAAGCTTCCTAAAGTTTCCACGATGCTGTCTTTGATTCCACCGATAGCCGAACCGTCGCCAATTATGTTATCTAAGAATTTGCCACTAGCGATGTTTCGTAGAGAATTGCCTATCCCAACGAACACGCCAGTCTTGATAGCATCAAATATAAGCGAATAGTCTATATGGCCAGCATTCTCTATCAGCCAATCTAAGGCATCGACGATGGCTTGTTTAACTCCAGCGCCGAGTTCATTCATAGACTCATTGAATCCGGTAAAATCTATCTCATTGAAGGTATTCTTAACTTTTTCAGCGGCGTTAGCTAAAAAGGAAAATTGTTCCCCCGCCTCCTCTGAAAAAGTCGTGAAACGTCGACCGTCAAAGGTATTTAGATACTCAAGCAGTTTAAGAAATATCTCAGAATTCTGAACAGAGTCAAAGAATTCGCGGATGTTTGCTCCGGCATCTTGGAACCATTCTTTCACCTTAAGATATGTTAGATCTTTAAACCACTGAATTAGATTCTGGAACCATTCGTATTTTAGCAATTCTTCATAAAGATAGCGAGCGCCCTCTGCTGCGAGATAGAACGGAGCTACAATAGCGGTTAGAACATCCAAGAATGTTTCCCAGACAGCAATAAAGTCTTCTCTTGTTAGGTCATTAAACCAGCCAATAACATCTTTAACAATATCCAATTCAAGAAATTGATCAACAGCTAAACTGATGCGATCAGCAAGTTTGTTCACCCATTCGACTACTTTCGCAGCAACCTCAGCAAATAAGCCAGTCTCGATGGCCATTTCTCGCCAGGCAACGATAGAGTCGGCTATACTTCCTAGCCATTCCCAAAAGCCAGAAGATCCCTTATGAACGTTGCTTATCAACTCACCGAGCGGACCTAAGAACGCTCCGACAAAGCGAATGACAATATCAATTGCCGCAGCAACGCCACGAACAATCTTCTTGAAGTTATCAAGATGGGTAGTGCCTTCTTTAAATCTTGCAGTTAGATCTCTAAATCCATTAGCAATATCTAGTATCTGACCCTGTGATATTGGTTTGAAAATATCCCTGATCGAATCAAAGGCCGCTTTAATAACGTTAAAAGCTCCTTCGGCAATGTTCTTCACGCCGGTTAAGGCAGCAATCATTATCTTTTTAAATGTTTGCAAATGCATCGTTATGTAAGCTATTCTTTCAGAAAGCTCCGCAAACCGTTCGCTCCAAACTAAAAGATCTCCCGCCTTAACGCTTCCAAAAACTGCTTCAACAATATCTGACATGGCTTGAAGAACTCTAAGACCAGAATATAGATTTAAGATGAATGCGTCAACAACTTTTTGACGTCCACCAGTCTTCTCCCAGAATTCTAACTGCTTGTTTCGTTCGTTAGCGGATTGCTCAATAGGTATAGCAATAATATCGCCAACCTTACCCCATAGCTCTTTCGCTTGTTCAAAGTCGCCAAATATAAGACGCCATGACGCAGACCAGCCACTCTGTAAAGCTTCCTTAACAACGTCGACCAACTGAGTAACTGTCTTAATCTTGGTAGCGGCATCAAGAGCTAATTTAGCGGTCTCTTGTATAACTTTTATTTGTTCTTCATTATAGCCAAGAGCTAACAGATCTTGATCACTTAGCTCGCCTGTAAATTTGCTAAGGGTTTCCAACATGATCTCAGACGTTAACCACTGTTCTTGAAGACTGAGTCGGAAACTTCCGTTTTTCTCAATCATCTTGTCAACGTTAATGCCATGAACTTTAGCGGTCTCGATTAGAGAATCTCTAAATACTTGACCACCCATGTTGGCATTCTCAATAGACATCCAGTCTTGAAGTCGGATAACGCCACTGGAGAGAGCTTGCGATAACTGATACTGACCTCGCGCGGCTTCCTCAGCATTAGCGCCCGATAAAGCAGCCACGTTCGACAAACCTTTAATCGCCTGAACGCTCGTGTCTAGATCAATACCGGCAGTCGTGAATCGACCAATGGCATTAGTCATCTGGCCGAAATTATAAATCGTCAAATCGGCGTATTCATTAAGCTCATCGAGGGCGGTATTTACATCTTCTAGCGTTGTTCCGTTCTTGGCTGTGTTAGCCATAATTGTCTGAACAGAGTTCAACTGGAGTTCGTATTCTTCTAGCCCAGTCTTAACTGGGTCTATAGCGATTGCGCTCGCAAGCTTCTTACCCATGTCTAATATAGCGTTTGTTATCCGATTGATAACGGTAAACGCCACAACCTGCATAGCACTAAAGCCAGCTGAAACTTGCTGAATGCCTTGCTGCATCCCTTCAAATTGGATGCCATTAGCGGTTCTTTCTAAATGTTGCAGGCTTCTCTCCTGCTGCGACATATCGAATTGCTTCTTGAAAGAGCCGAGGTCTTTAGTAGCTCCCCCAACGCCCTGGCTAAACTTACGTGCATCGAATTCCATCTGAACGATTTCTCGTTCAACTGTTCTAGAACTCATTCAAGCACCTCCTTAGCCAGCGCTTTGTTAAGATCTCTATAGACTTGTTTTAGAGCCGGATTAATAAAATCCTCTCCAGAAAACCAGCCGCCCGACTTTGTTGCGTGACCGTACTGGATCATGAGAACCAGCGGGGCTCTTCCGGCCATCTCGCTATTCGTCCAAATAAGACGATAATTATGTCGATTTCCTTCAATCTTGTAGTCCCACTTAGACGCCGTTTCGCCAGTATCTTTTGGAGTGGCTCTGGAGAGAGCGGCCACACCCTCTTGTCCGTATTTCTCTAAAACCTTTCGAACATCGTGGTTCTCAAGTTTATCAAGAAACTTATGTGTCTTTCTAAATTTAGGTGTTTTAACCTTTAACATCGCCGCGTCCTTACTGTTATTGAGCGGCTCGTCGTTGGGCGTTTAGGCGATATATCTCATTAATCGCTTCACGTCGAGATACTCTATTCTTCTTAGCGGGCGTTTCTTTGATTCCGCACACCTCTAGAAGCTTAAGTAGTCTGTTGAAATGCCACTTATCACACTCAAAAGGCACATTATACTTAGTCATCCAGTAATATATGACCTCACTTGTGATAATTTCTCGGTTTGGGGCGGTTCGCCCTCTCCTATTAATCGTTGTGGCTGATTGCTCGTCAGCAATATAGGCCCAAATAACAGATTTATAGCCCGTCATTAGAACTTTTGGAACTAATGGGGCAACTTTACCTATTATCATACACTCAATATAAGAAAGCTCCTGTTTTGGACCATTTACCCCCTCAATCTTCCCTTTTACTGGTAAATATGGCTTTTTCCATATAGCTTCCCACTTGCTAACGGAGATGAGAGAGTGCTCCATCTTAACTGTTGTCGAGTCGACCGAGACAAATTCATTTGTTTTCGAGTCAAAGAACTCATTACCTTCTGGAATATATATTTCGAGCATCTCTCACCTCCGATCCACACCACTTAGTCGTTCGATTCGGGCAATGGTTTTGCGTTAGCAAAGACAACGGCCTTGAAGAATTCCTCAGAGACGCTAGCATCACGTATCATCTCCATAAATAACGCACTATAAGCAGCGGACTGCTTGAATAGGGCCGTTTTCTCTGGCGATTTTAGAAAATGCCGGCCATCGGCGGATTTTTCTCCATAGGCCATCGATAGAACCTGCTCGAAGAGGTCCAAAATCTCGTCGGGACGCTCTTTAGCGTTAAGATTCTGAATAAATTCCTCAATCCCTTGGGGAAATTGGACCTCTAGACGAGCGCCCTCAATTTCGTTAATATTGAAATATAGAGTATCGGTTCGTTCTTGACCATCGAAATCGATGTAAGTAACTGCTTTTTTCAACATTTCGTTTCTCCTTAAGAATATGAATTAGGTGAGGAGGGCCAAGAGAGCATCGGGCAACAGAAGCGCCGGCGTAGTAACATCATCCAGCCCCCATAGTTGTCCCTCAAGCGCCGTCAAGTTGCCGGCTGTCAAAGTACGGGTATCAAAGGTCAGTTTCGAAACGGTGCCGAAATTGGTAATGCTAACCGGGGTCGTCTTAAACTCCCAGCTAAACGTTACCGTTTCAGGACTATCGTTGATCGTATTACGACCAACCTCTGACGGCTGGGCCTTGCAGCCATAAATGCAGTGAATCTTGTAGTAAGCTTCGTCGCCGTCTTGATCGCTACCGATACGGGTACGATAAGACAAACCAAAGGTTGAGCGACTTTGCTGTCCAATATATGTTCCCAGAAGAGTGCCGTGTGGCGCAACGCCATCACATGGCCACCACTCGTCAGGAAACTGATAGGCTTCAAGAGAGCCGTCGAAGATTTCGGGCGAAATAAGTTGAGCATACTTAGTGTTGCCAGCCCAGAGATCGGTCGGTTCAGCGCCACCGGGTTTTTCCGTGACACTCATTAGACCTTCCCAAGCAACACCTGGGGTGTAGTCGCCTGCGCCATCGCGCACATAAAGAGTGCCACGATCAAGTCCACTTTCGTAGAACTTCTCTGCGGAGACGTTCCAAACTAATGCAGCCATTGTTTTAACTCCTTTAAGTTAAGTTACAGACACCGTGAATACGTTGTGAACAAGATCGTCTGTCTCATACTCATCGCTACTCTCGACGACAACTCCTTGACTGCCATGAAGATCGAACATGTTTCTGGCATCTGAGTTTCCATTAAGAAGACTTATCAGCATAATCTGAAAGCGTTCTCCTATAAAATATGTCGCCGAATTAGCGCTTGTAGGTACAAAAGATTTCCTCTCATACACAACGCACGGATATTGAAGAATAACGTTTCCAGACGGCTGATAATATATCGTTCTGTCTGAAAACTTGTTGGCCAGGAGAGAATGTAGACGTAGACGAATAGTATTACTATCCATTGTACAAGCCCCCTAGAGTGAGATTGATTCGAGGTCGCTCATAAGATATAGACGCAATCTTCCACTTCCGATCATGCCATATCACATAAACGACCTCGTTAAAGTCAATAGACTCTTTTTCAGGGACAAGTATGGACAGAATATGTTTCACCGACAATCCTTCTTGGAATCCTCCAGCAGACCATCGAGCACCAAGGCTCATCATCGTTCCAGATACTTCTATCTCATCAGTAGTAACGGTAAATATACCGGGCTCTGTCTCGACGGGGCCTCGATTCATACCAATCTTACCCTGGAATCTGGCCATTAGAATTACGCAGTCTTAGCCGTAACGTTCTCGACAGCGATTGCACTAAGCGGACGTACCATGGCCCCGGCCAAGCGGGTTTCGTACAGGTACTTCAGCTTATTATAATCGATATCAAAGTCATCAAAGAACGACGTTTGACCGCCCTTGTCCATGCCGACCACGTAATCCTTCAAATTAACGATAACGCCGGCCGTCTCAATAGTGTAGGTGCCGGCAGGCAGCCCCGTCGGGTCAACTTCGCCCGCTCGGGACATAGCAGACATCGGCGGAACGTCAACAATAGCGGCCACACGAAGTGCTTCGGCTAGTTCACTAACCGAGCGATGAAGCCGTTGGTTGTTAGCATCTCGGACCAACAAAAGCTTCGTGAGAACCTCTGGTTGGCAATAGAAGGTTGGCTGACCGGAACCGCGGTAATACTGCATCTGGCTGGCAACCCAGTCAACGAAATCAACAACCTCGCTGGCCGTGAAAGCAGTAATAGCTTTCGTGTTGCCAACGTCATTGTAGATGGCGCTGATGGTGTAGGCCGGGTCGTCATTGTAGATTGGACGAACGTTGGTCTCAACGATCTTTTCGGGATCCGCACCAGAACGACCATCGCTGATTAGGATGGCGCGAGCCAATTCCTCACGCAGCATGAGACGCATTTCGGCTTTCAGCCACACAACAACGTCGAATTCAGTAATATCGATAACATCATCGCGATCCAGCGATTGTTTCTTGTAGATGGTCACCGGAGTCGTGACGCGCTTCAGAACCGCGATCACTTCGTCGACCTTGGCCGCACCAGTAACATAACCCTTCGCACGTGCAGCGTCAGGGGTCAAATCAGCATACATGCTCTTAATACGAGCAAAGGGGCGTGAAGAAGTTGCCGTAAGCACCTTCTCGACCCACGTCATTTCCCTGCTCAAATATGCAGGGCCGCCCGGACTCTCGGCCTGGGCATCGGGGAATAGATTGTCCACATCGGTGATGCTGTGCTGCAAGAAAGTCGCCTTCAACGAACCACTGCGGGTTTTGGCGGCCTCTACCAGGGCACGGCTAACGTCTTCGTGCGAGAAGCTGTTGGCTGGTTGGCCATCGCTTCCCTCGGCGAAAATCCGATGAGTCTCATTTTTTTCAAGCATTTCTGAATCTCCTTGTTGTAGGTTTTCGTCTTGGCTGAGTTCTCCAGCCATGAAATATAACAATTGTTTTTGCTCTTCGTTGAGGCTGTCGAACACTTCCTGCAGTGTCGGTCCAGTTTGATCTTCTGTCCCATCACTCGTTACTGGTGCTGGTTTACCACCCATGGCAGAATGAAGAACGACATTAAATAACAACTTTTGCTCTTCGTTGAGCGAATCAAAGACGTCGATCCCTGTTGCCTCGGCATGGGAAAGCGCGTCTTCGGCATCTGGCGGAGGATCTTCTTGTTGAATTTCCTCACCTTTTGCTTCTTCCACGACCGGTTCCTCCACCACAGGCGGAACTACTGGCTCTTCGTGAGCGATGTAGACTTCAATAGGAACTTCGGTATGAATGTAGACACCATCGGTTTTCTCGTAGGGTTCGCCGAAACCATCTACGCCATGAACGACGACGTCGTCAATAAGTGCGCCGGGATTTTGACCGGCTAGAACGAGGCTAAATTCGCGAATCGTTCCTTTTTGGACAGCTAAAACTTGTCCAAAAGAACCATGTTGCATGGTATTCTCTTGGAGTTCGTTGGCCCAAATCGAAAGGTGTTCTATCTCTTTGTCCTGGACCATCTGTTTAGCGTGTCGGCCTTCTGGTGTTTGATTAAAATAGGCTCGCACCCGCATTCCTGAGGGGGAGTTTGACTTTTCTAGAATTCCGTGGCCAAGATAATTCGTTATTTTATGGTCATGTCTCCAGACCATAGGAATTGTCTGGCCGGCCTGCCAGTCGAATGCGCCATGGCGGATGACTCGTCCATCCCCGCACAAGACGTCATAAGCAGTGGCAATGCCTGAGAAATCATAGTCGGCCGAATTAGGCATTGGGTTGCTCCTTTACATTTATCGTTGAATCTAGCTCCTTTTGTGGGGCTGTATCCGTTGGCTGATTATCAGATCGATTCAAATTCTTATTTCTAAGCTCATCAGCGCTCTGTTCTTCACGTTTAACCAAGCCGAATTCGGCTCTAACTTCATTCGAAGACATAATTTCATTCCTCGTGAGCTTGTCGGCTGCTTCCGCCATAACCTCAACTGGTGCCATTTTGAATAAACTGGGCAAACCTCGTATTGAGTTACCTTGACGAATTGCGGTTCTGCTAAAGAACGTTCCAACCATTGCTTGTGTCAAAGCATTAAGCACCGGCAACACTGTTCTATTGAGATAACTCACTAATTCTTCCTGTGAGGCCTCTCCAGTGAAGATTGTTGGTGGTACACCAAGCTGGCTGTAGAGTTGATTTGTTAATTTGTCGACCTTGTCCAGCAACGTATTAGTAGCCGGACGATTGAGCTGAGTTACTTGCTCACTTGCGTCTATGTATCCTATTCCATACTGCCGATCCTTCAGCTGAGCTTCAAGAGCGTCTAAGCGACGCCCTGCTTCTTCTGCTTTTCGTTCACTTTTTACGACATAGGGAAGTTTAACAATGATGTCTAAGCCTGGGCTATAGAATCTGCTATCCGCAACATCAAGTAAAGCTAAAGCATCGATTAGTCGTCGCATTGTTGAGTTGGATTCGTTCATAACCGGATACATGGGGTTTTGAGCGATGGCAACAAAAGACTTCGGAAGGCGTATCTCTTGGGTATCTCCGATAGCATCATTGTAAACTCGAACGATAACGGAATCATTATACCACTGAGTTATGGATCCGACTCGAATAGATAGTATTTCAAACTGATTGTCGCCAATCGGCATAAACTCAACTGGAACAAGAGCTGCGACACCTTCGCCAAGCATTGTCTGAACACCATCTTGTATAAAGGCTGGACCAGTTTGGTCTATGTTGGCCATATACGTTAGGCGATCATTAAGCTCGCTTTGTTTTACACCAACAAACTTATCGAATTCATCGACTAGAATGTGGCGTATCGGTATCGCAGCTGCGTCAATTGCTATTCTATTCTGAATCGGTGCCAACACAGAACGAGTTGAATCGTATCGCATTGCGCCTTTAGAGGCAGTAAGACTTGAGATTCGGCTTACTTGATAATCGGTAAAAATTGTAGCGGGCGTTGGTTCGCGGAAGATACTTATCGCGCGTTTTGCCCTATCCATAAAGCTCATCACGATCCTCCGTTACGTTATCGCAACCAAATTAATGATTTTGAATGAAACCTCCTCTATAAGAGGGAGATTGTTGCCGCCCGTTCCATTATAAGTTCCTTCAACAGTAACGTATCGACGATTAGATTTACCAGCCAAAGTCTTAAGATCGTCACCCTTAAGCGTTATCTGAGCAGACTGAACTGGTGGATCAATAGGTACGTCTTGTTGATTATTTATAATATTACCTTTACCATCATGAAGCGTCCACTTAAGTCCTGAATTTGGTGTGATCGGATTCAAACCGCTCGGCGTCCGCTCGTTAAACTCAACGACTATAGTGAAGGTAGAGCCCTCGACCGCGTCTTCATCTAATTTGACGGGCATAGTTGGGCCTCCTTAAGATTATACGGCGTCAGGAACCTGGATGGCAAATTGCGTCAATGTGAAAGTGTTGCCGTTAGAAACCGCCTGTGTGGCGCTCAAAGCGGCCGCACAAAGCAGGGCAGAAGTAGCTGAATCCTTACAAATGGCCCAGAATCCGGCCGTGCCATCTGCAGTAACCGAACCATCGGTGATAGCCGGGACGACACATTCGCGTCCGTTTGGTGATCGATCTGATGGCGCGTTTACCGTAAGAGATGTCTTGTTCCCAAGAGCATAAGTTGATGACGCTTCAGCATACGTTACTGGTAAAGAACTACAAATATACAGCGTTTCCGCATTAGTATCAATGTAGTTCAATAGCGCATCGTATGCAGCATCGTTCATATATGGCATGATTAATTACCTCCATGCTATAAAGTGTCAAATACGATTTCTGGTAGTACTGCGTCAAAGCTGACTTCGGGTTGTATTACCTCAAAACTTACCTCCATATAGATTGCGTCAAAGCTGATCTCTACCACACCCTCTATCATGTCCCACCCAGGGGACCCTAGATACGGAATTACACTTATACCAGTGGAACCAAGAATATGAATCTGACTAAAGTCGGCTTGGTCAAGTTCTGGAAAAACCGCGATCGTTTGCGCGTCTAATAGATGCACTTGTCCAACGGATGGAAGTCCGAGAACCGGTGTGATAGATACGCTGTTCGCGTCTAAGAGGTGGATATGACTCAGCAATGGGTCAGTAAAAGTAGGTAGGACCCCTAAACCAGCCGTCGACAGCGTGTGTGTCTGTCCTATCGTTGATTGGTCTACAATTGGTGCTGTCTGAACACCAAGCGCGGCAAATATGTGCGTCTGCACAAAGTCCGGCGATCCAAAAGTAGGTATGACCGCAATTGACTCTGCAGACAATGCGGCTTCGCCAGTCATAGATGGGGTTCCAAGGACTGGCGTTGAGGAAATTCCAGACGCAGTCAGAATATGCGTTTGCCCAATAATTGGTGCCGCAAGTTCTGGCGTCGCGGTAATCCCCTCTGCAAGTAAAGTTCCTTCACTACCAACGAATGGTTGGCCGAGAATAGGAGTTGTTGACAACTCAACAGAATCCAAGACGTGTGCTTGGCCAAAAGTTGGCGTCGCTAACTCTGGAGTCGCGGCGATATCATTGGCAATTAAAGAAGCCTCGCTGCTAATAGATGGTGTTCCGAGTTCTGGTGTCGCAAATATAGCTACCGCGCTCAAAGAATGAACTTGGCCAACAGCAGGCACGCCTAATTCTGGCGTAGCTGAAATTGACTCGGCACTTAATGTTGAGGCACCAGACATGGATGGATTTCCAAGAACTGGTGTAGTAGATATACCAGTCAAGGATAATACATGAGCCTGCCCTATCGTAGATGTGTCAAGAACAGGCGTTGTGGACATAGAATCGGCAGCCAAAGCAACTATTCCAGTAAAAGACGGCGTGTCTAAAACTGGAGTTGTAGATATAGAATTGGCTGTTAGTTGATGAATCTGTCCAACAGTCGGAACTGCCAGAACAGGAGTCGTAGATATATTAAGCGGAACAAGCTGTCCTTCGCTTCCAAGGGTTGGATTAGAAAGTTCGGCTGTTGCCGCAATATCGTTAGCTGTCAAGCTTGCTATAGACTCAAACGACGGTGTATCAAGAACTGGTGTCGTTGAAATATCATTAGCTGTTAAGCTTGCTATAGACTCAAACGACGGTGTATCAAGAACTGGTGTCGTTGAAATATCGTTAGCTGTTAAGCTTGCTATAGACTCAAACGACGGTGTATCAAGAACTGGTGTCGTTGAAATATCGTTGGCTATTAAGCTTGCTATAGACTCGAACGACGGTGTATCAAGAACTGGTGTCGTTAAAATATCAACAGCAGTTAGTGCTGTTTCGCCCGACATTGATGGTGTATCAAGCACAGGCGTTGTTGAAATATCAACAGCGCTTAAAGCATGAATTTGTCCTATTACGGGAGTTCCCAATACCGGAGTAATGGAGATACCCGTAGCAGACAAAGCGTGCGTTTGTCCTATAGAGGGTGTCGCAAGAACGGGCGTTGTCGATATGGAATTTGCTGTTAAATTATCAGTTCCACCAACAGAAAGCGCTGGTGTATCCAATACCGGAGTTGTCGTGATACCTGTGGCTGTTAAAGAATGATTCGGTATCTGCTTCAAAGCAGCAGCAATAGCGCTATACCATATAACTGGTGTGGCACCAAAACTACCGCTATAAGAATCTGCTGTCGCAGTCGTGCCAATTATCTCACTAACGCTGATAGTCATGTAGGTATAACTATCTTGTTCGTAAATTAATTGCCACGGACTATCTTCAGTATGATTAACGTTAGATGTGTCTTGGGCCGCTAAACCCAAAAGCAAATAATCATCATGAGATGGTGTTACATTACCACTATTCCAAGAAGTACTATTACCTGTTGCTTCATTAGATCCATCTATAGACGCCTGCAACCCGCTATACTCTAGAATAACAACAGTCAGATAGCAAGTTCGATCGTCAGAATCTTCGAAACTTAATGTTGTGGTTCCCGCATTAACATCTACCGCTCGCCATATAGCAGCTTCTTTCTTATCTTCATAAATACCCGATTCTACTTGCTGCCACGTATTTCCATTGTCATCCGTGACTGTTACTGTATTTCCAGTAAAGTCAAGAAAAGAATTAAATATAGCGAATAAAGTAGAGCCAGCCTTAACACTATTATCAAAAGCAAGTGTTTGTGGTAAGTCAACACCAGTCCAAATGTCTGTTTTATATTGCTCTCTTACTATACCTGGTAGAGGAACGCTTAGAGTTGGTGTACCCAGAACAGGTGTCGTAGAAATTCCCGTAGCAGTTAAGGCATGAACTTGCCCTATGGCTGGTGTACCCAGAACTGGTGTAGAAGTAATACCTGTGGCTGTAAGATTGTCTGTCCCACCAGCAACTCCTGCTGTTGGCGTACCAAGAACTGGAGTCGTTGCTATTGAGTTAGCGGTTAAAACATGAATCTGACCAATGCCTGAAGTATCCAAAACCGGAGTGGATGAGACACTATCTGCTGTTAAAACAGCAACACTGGTAAAGTCTGGGGTATCTAAAACTGGTGTCGTAGATATTGAATCTGCTGTAAGAGCAACAATCCCAACAAAAGTCGGCGTATCCAGAACCGGAGTTGTAGATATGGCCACCGAAGTAAGGACATGTGTTTGACCGATTGTGGATGTCGCCAATACCGGCGTAGTTGAGATTGAAAGGGCCGTCAATGCATCAGGCGCGCCCGTATGATCAATATCTATCGAGAAATTGTCGTCCTGTACCGATACCGCAGCACTGGCATTGTTTCCATTGTCTAAGGTATTGTATAATCGGATGCGTATAGCAGTATTGCTAGCTTGATAAGCAGCAGCAACACTCTGATAGCTCTGTGTGCCGATGGACGTCCAAGAGCCTTCCGCCCCTGTTGCGCTACGACCAGACCATAGTGTCGCGATAAGGGTCGTACCGTCATTCGCATAAATCGCATAGGGGCCCATCGTCCCTTCGTCAACAACATTCCATTCGGTGCAACGATTGTCCGCCCCATTAAGACGAACTTGGGTAACAATATCGCCAGAACCGACACCAAGATCTTCCCAGGTGCCAGTCCATTCCCAGTAATTCGTATCTGGGCCTTTGTTTCTTCCGAAAAGTCTAGACTTCAATGAGCCTGCGGGATTGCC